CAGGGTGGATACCTGCAGCAGCTGGTCGACGTCGAACTTGCCGCCTGCAGCTTGGAAGGCGATCAGGGCGGCCTCTGCGAATTCCTCCGCAATGACGGTGGCCAGGGTGCGCTCGTACTGGTCGGGCAGGGTCAGGCGGTGCTCGAGGGCGTACACGGCGATCGCCAGCGCGCCGGCGTAGTCGCCCACGTCGATGCGCCACACCATCACCGTGACCAGGACGTCGTCCTGGGCGCCGCGGCCGCCGGCGAGCGCGCCGGCCACATAGTCGGCGTACTCGGGCAGCACTTCGCGCTTGACCGCGGCCTTGCGTTCGATCGACTGCAGCTCCTTCAAGCGACGGCGGTCGGTCGCGAGCTTGGCCAGCATCAGCTCGTAGACACTGGCGCCGGCCAGGGTTTCCCCTGGCCCGCTCGAAGCGGCCACCAGCTGCGCGCTAAGTTGCGCGAAATGGCGTTGTGCCGGGCTTCTCACGGGTTCCCCTTACCAGTCCAGGGTGATGTTTTCGACGACACAGCCGCAGCTGTAGTCTTCGACCACATACGCGTCGTTGCTCGACTCGTAGTTTTCCACCTGGTCGCGCTTGGCGTTGTCCACCACGGTGCGGCGGCGGGCGCCTTCCTGGTAGTAGATCGACAGGTTGTCCAGGCGCGTGACCATCACGGTGTTGGCTGGGAAACCAGGGACACGGACCGCCTGCAGGCCGCCGATGCGCTTCTGGCTGATGATGAGGTCAGCGGCCGCGGCTTCGGTGTTTGGCTGCGCCTGGTTCAGGATCGGGAAGTATTTGTCGGCCAGCAGGTTGCGGCCGCAGATAACAACCAGTTCGGTGTCTTCCTGGTGAACCGGGTCAACCAGGTTGTTGACGGCATCGAACACCAGAGCGTCCAGGTTGGCGTAGTCGGCGCCGGCTTCGGTGCCCACGCGCACCGCGCCCGGGGTCGCGCCGGCGGCCATGACGCGCGCCGGTGCATCTTCGCGGTAGTGCTGCAGCCAGCCCTTGTTCACGTCCTGCAGCAGCGGGTTTGCTGCGCGGTCGGAGGTGGCGGCGCGGCTGCGGCCGTTGAAGCCGATCAGGATACGGTCGAGCGCTTGACGCTTGACGATCGCATCACGCATGCGGGTTTGGAAGTCGGGGAACTTGGCCCACATGTCGATCTTGGCGTACTTGATCGCCGTGTCGAAGTTGGTCTGGGTGCATTTGTAGCCGCTGCCTTCCAGGTTCGACGGATCGACCGGGGTACGGTCTTTCGCGTTGGTGTCGGTGGTGCCGGCGATGGTGCCGCCGATGCCCAGGCCGATTTTCTCGCCTTCCTGGTCGGTCACGCCGATGACGTTAATCGAGGTCAGGAAGCCGCTCGACTCCTGAATCTTGTCTTCCAGGGTCTGCTGCACGGACGGCGCAACCGTGAATTTCTCGGTCGCGTTGGCGACGCCGTTCAGTTGGGCGACGGTTGCCAGGTATGCCGCGTAGGCGATACGGGTTGGGTTTTTCATGCTGGTATTGCTCCTATGGATGATGAGGCGATGCTGTTAGCAGTCGGTTTTGACCACGCCGTCGCCGCCGGTCGTTGCTGGGCGCGGTGGCTGGCCGTCGCCGGTATTCGACAGCTGGGTTTTCAGGTCCGCGAATTCCTGGCGGTCCTTCTCGGCCGCTGCCGTCAGGGCGGCAATCGACTGATTCATTTCGGTGATCTGGCCGCCCTGGGCGGCAATGCTCGCGCCCTGGGTGGTGATCGTTTCGGCCTGTTCCTGGGCGAAGGTCGCCACCGTTTCCACTGCTTTGGTCACGTCAGCGAAGCGGGTTTCGTCGGCCGCGCCCTTGGTCTTGACCAGGCCCAGCAGCTCGGCGACGCGCGAGAACAGCGACACGGCAGGCGGCGCGGTTTCTTCCAGCTCGAGGTCGGCCAGCTCGGCGGCCGTGAACAGGTTCGTAGCGGTTTGCTTGCGGCCGGCGAACGGGCTTTCTGCAGCATTCAGACCAGCGGCGAAGGACAGCACGGACGTGCCCAGGCTGGCGGGGCTGTCGGTGATCGCCAGGCCTACCAGGTAGGCCTGCTTCGTGTCGGCGAACGATGGGTCGATTTCGCAGGAGGTGTAAATCTTCTGGCCGGCTTTGTTCAGTGCCACCAGGTCGTCGGTCGGGATGATCTCGGCGTACAGGCCCAGCTTGCCGGCAAAGGTGCCGGTTTCTTCGCGCGCTTCCAGGGCGGCCACGTCGCCGTAGGCCTTGAACGGACCATCCGGCACGACGCCGCGATAGTGTTCCAGGTTGATGCGGGCGCCGTACACGTCCGGGTTGTAGTTCTTCGCCATCTGCGTGATCCAGTCGCGGGCGATGGTGCGGCCATCGGTCGTCGCGCCTTCCACGGCGATGCGGAAGAATTTCGATTTAGCGTGCTTCTTCGTGCTCATTAGGTTCTCCGAATTCGGGGGTAGTTGACGAGAACCATGTTGCCGGGGCGAAGGTTTCCGCTCAACAAGTGGAAGGTGTACCGGCAGCGGGTACACCCGCTCACTGATGCGTTCGCGCGCGCGTGGCGGTTACGCTTCCCTCATGCTTGAAACCGATACCCCAACCGCTCCGGAAGTGGACCCGCGCCGCGCCGCCCGTACCCTGTATTTCCAGGGCTGGCGCGTTTCGTCCATTGCGCGCGAGCTGGGCCTGAAACGGGCCACTGTCGAAGCGTGGAGACAGCGGGACGAATGGGAAAAGGCCACACCAGTGGACCGCGTGGAGGCCGCGATCGAGGCGCGCCTGGCGATCCTCATTGCCAAGGACAAGAAGGACGGCCAGGACTTCAAGGAAATAGACCTGCTGGGCCGCCAGCTCGAGCGCACAGCGCGCGTGACCAGGTACAGCGAAACGGGGAAAGAGGGCGATCTAAACCCGAACATCGCCGCCCGCAATGCTGCGCCGAAGAAAAAAGGGCCGCGCAACGAATTCTCCGAAGAACAGGAGGAAAAGCTCGTCCAGGCCTTCAAGGATTCGCTGTTCGACTATCAAAAAGTATGGTTCCGCAACGGCGATCAGCGGACCCGAAACGTGCTCAAGAGCCGCCAGATTGGCGCCACCTGGTATTTCGCCCGGGAGGCCCTGGTCGACGCGCTGCAGACCGGCCGCAATCAAATTTTCCTGTCGGCGAGCAAGGCCCAGGTGCATGTGTTCCGGCAGTACATTTGCGCCTTTGCCCGGGACACCGTGGGGGTGGAGCTGACAGGCGACACCATCCTGCTGCCGAACGGCGCTGAGCTGATTTTCCTCAGCACGAACGCGCGCACGGCGCAGAGCTATCACGGCAATTTCTATTTCGATGAGTATTTTTGGGTTCCTGGCTTCAAGAACCTGAACAAGGTCGCCTCCGGCATGGCGATGCATAAGCAATGGCGTAAAACCTACTTCTCGACGCCCAGCAGCATCTCCCATGAGGCCTATCCATTCTGGAGCGGCGCACACGCGAACCGCGGCCGCGCCAAAGGCGAAAAGATCGAGATCGACATCAGCCACACCTCCCTGGCGCGCGGCCGGCTGTGCGAGGACCGCCAGTGGCGGCAGCTGGTGACGGTGGAGGATGCGGCCGCTGCCGGCTGCAGCCTGTTCGACCTTGACGAGCTGCGCCTCGAGTACAGCCCCGAGGAATACGCCAACCTGCTGATGTGCCAGTTCGTGGACGACACGGCGTCGATCTTCCCCCTGGCCGCCCTCGAGCGCTGCATGGTCGATTCCTGGGTGGATTGGGCCGATGACTTCAAGCCGTTTGCAGTGCGCCCGTTCGGCAACCGGCCTGTGTGGGTCGGCTATGACCCGGCCCTGTCGGGCGACTCGGCCGGCCTGGTCGTCCTGGCGCCGCCCCTGGTCGCCGGCGGCAAGTTCCGCGTGCTCGAGCGGCATCAGTTCCGCGGCATGGACTTTGAAGGCCAGGCGCAGCGCATCAAACAGATTTGCCAGCAGCAGTACAACGTGACCTACATGGCGATCGACACCACAGGCATAGGCCAGGGCGTCTATCAGCTGGTCAAACAGTTCTATCCGTCCGCGGTCGCCCTGCACTACTCGCCCGAGGTCAAGGGCCGCCTGGTCCTCAAGGCCCTGTCGGTGATCGGCAACGGACGCCTTGAATTCGATTCGGGATGGACGGACCTCGCGCAGTCCTTCATGGCGATACGCAAGACGATGACGGCCAGCGGCCGCCAGGTCACATACACGGCCGGGTACAGCCAGGAGACAGGTCACGCCGACTTGGCCTGGGCGTGCATGCACGCACTCGGCAACGAACCGCTCGAGGGCGTCACCTCGAGCAATACCGGATTTATGGAGATTTACTGATGATTTTGAACCAACACGGCGGCGCCCTGGTGGCGGCCGCGGCGCCGGCGCCGGCAGCTGCAGGCGGTATCGAGGCCTTTACCTTCGGCGATCCCACGCCCGTTATGGACCGGGCCGAGATCCTCGACTACGCCGAGTGCTGGTCGACCGGCCGCTGGTACGAACCGCCGGTCAGCTGGGCCGGCCTGGCGAAGACTTTCCGCGCCGGCACGCATCACAGCTCGGCCCTGTACTTCAAGCGTAACGTGCTGGCCTCGACCTTTATCCCTCACAAGCTGCTGACGCGCGCAGCGTTCAGCCGCCTGGCCCTCGACTTCCTCACGTTCGGCAACGGCTACCTCGAGCGGCGCACCAACCGCCTGGGCGGCATCCTCGAGCTGCTGCCGGCGCCGGCGCGATACATGCGCCGCTGCCGCGACCTCGGGCTGTACGTCCAGGTGCATGGCTGGCAGGAAACTCACGAATTCTCACGCGGGAGTGTGTTCCACCTGATGGAGCCGGATATTTCCCAGGAGGTGTACGGCTTGCCCGAGTACCTGGGCGCGCTGCACTCGGCCTGGCTGAACGAGTCGGCGACGCTGTTCCGGCGCAAGTATTACGAGAATGGATCCCACGCCGGCTTCATCCTGTACATGACCGACGCCGCGCAGAACGAGGGCGACGTCACCGCGATCCGCCAGGCGCTCAAGGACAGCAAGGGCCCGGGCAATTTCCGCAACCTGTTCATGTACGCGCCGAACGGGAAGAAGGACGGGATCCAGCTCATACCGGTGTCCGAGGTCGCGGCAAAGGACGAGTTTTTCAGCATCAAGAACGTGACGCGCGACGATATGCTGGCCGCGCATCGCGTGCCGCCCCAGCTGATGGGCGTGGTGCCGGCCAATGCCGGCGGGTTCGGCGCGGCCGACACGGCGGCCGAGGTGTTCGGGCGCAACGAGGTGGAGCCGCTGCAGGCGCGGTTCCTCGAGCTGAACGACTGGCTGGGAGAGGAAATAATCAAGTTCCGGCCGTACACGCTCGACACGGGCGCTGCAGCTGCATAGCAAAACGCCGGCAAGTGCCGGCGTTTTTTATTGGTCCTCGGCCGGCAACAGGCTGGCTTGTTTGCCGGCAGGCGGGCCGTCGCCACCGTCCAGCGCGTCCAGCTGGATTTCTTCATTGAAGGTCATCACCGGGACCTGCATCAGTTCGTTGGCTTCCTCGATCAGCTCGTCCACGGGCTTGGCCTGTTCGGACTCATCGACCAGGATCTGCGCATTGAACGAGGCGTAGCGCATGCCGCGCTCACCTTGCCACGCCACTCGGGAGTTGATGATGTACACGTTGACGTTGCCCGATTTCAGGACCTGCACGAACTTGCAGTCGCGCAGCACGGTGATCGTGGTCTGTACCGTGCGCGGCGCCAGGCCCATCTGCTTTGCGAGCGCGGCCGCGCTGATGACCACGCCATTGGTGCCGCGGGACAGCTTGGACACCATGAAGTGCAAAACCGCGAGGGCCATCGGGTGCTTGATGCCCAGCTTCCACATCGCCTGGTGCGCGGCCTTGTCGGACTGCAGCCAGCCCTGGCTACGGTTTCCGCGGGTTTCGTCGTTCTCGCCTGGAAGGGTTACGTTGTTCGCCATTTTAATGCTCTGTGGTAAGGTTAGGCGAAATGATAACACACGTTTGGCGCTGCAACAGCATGGGTTACGCATTTTGACAGCATGGGTTTAACGGTAAGATGCAATCAACTACGCAGCATCGTGCGTAGTACCCATTTCGGGACCGGGAAACCCTTGCACCTGGGGCGGTTTGACTCTCAGGTGCGTAAATATACGCACCGTGGTGCGTAGTACTACGCACCGTGATGCGTAACAGAAAATCCTTGCAAACCCAGCAACGGCGCGGGTTTCCGTCGAAAAACGCCCCATGTTTGCCCTATTAGGTTGTTACTGATCAATCTCTACAACCCAGCGAGGAAGAAAAAGAGACTGCCCCGCTACGCGGCGCACAAGGTAACGGGGGCGTTGCCCCCTCATAGACTCAAACCCGAGACGCAACAGCCTGCGGCCGGCCGTGCAGACCTTCGGCGGGCTACGGGTACGCGCTGCGCGCTAGTCCTACCGGACCGGCCCTACCGCCTCACCCTGGGCGATGCCCAGGGCTTCGGGCACCTGCCCTGCCGTGGACCGTGGCCCGAAACCCCTCGCCCTCTCGGGACTCGGCGGTCCACTCGTCACCTCACATCACGCGCCTGGGCAACCCCGCTTGCAACCAGGTGCGCCCCTTCCTGCAACTGGCGGCCGCGTCGCGGTTTTCCCGCTCTTGATCTTTATACAAACTTGGGCAAGCGAAGCGCGTCAGGCCGTAGGCGAACGCCGCAAGGGTCCCCTGTGGGTAAGCGTGGGTCATGTGGGCAACGGGCTACCGTTGTCCACATGTCCCTGGCTTATCCATAGGGATGCGGGAAGGGCCACCAGCTGGTCCGCTGCCCTGGGCGCCAGGCGGCCCGCTACCGCCGGCGCTCGCCTGGTGCATCACCTCCCCTCCTTTCATGCGTGCAGGCCCGCCACGGCGTCGACGTCGCCTCCCTGGGGGCGCCCGGGCGGCAGGGCCTCCCAGGGGGCCTACCTACCCCCCAGCTCCGGAGGTCCCTCCCGCCTCCGGTCTTCGCTTGCCGCCCTCCTTCTGATGCACCCCCGCCAGCGGCCCTGGCGCAGCCCTGGTGCGGCGTTTGGCCCGCTTTCGTGGTGCGGCCGCTGATGCACTTTGATGCGCGCTCAGGGCGTTCTGACGCGTTCTCGAGGCATCCAAGATCCGAGCTTGGAAAAGATGAAGCCAAGGGAGAGATCCAGGACCCCCCAGGCAGCGCACGCCGGGGATGAGGGGATTCGGGGGGATCGCTGCCTAAGTCATTGATTTAGTGAACTTTCTCTATCCCCACAATCCCCAAAAATGCCGGGGAATACTTGGGGAATCCGGGGATGAAGAAACAGGCCCTTGAAAGAATTTGGGGAAATGGGGAATGCACTCGGGGATGCGCGCCTATCCCTCCTTTTCTCTGTTCTTCTTTTTTTTCATAGGAGAGAGAGAGAAAAAAGGGGGGCGGCGCGGCGACGGCGGCCGGGACCGGCCCGGAGCTTTTGGGGATCGTAGGGCCAATTATGGGGATTTTCCGGGTGTGTTTGGGGACGGTGTTTTCTAAGGAATCAAGGACTTAGGCAGAAAAGCATACCGAATCCCCGTGTTTTTTGCGCTGCCTGTGCCTTGCTGGTCAGCTGGCGATATCTGGCCGGCCGGGGGCCTCTCCCCCTCGAGCAGCTGGTCGACCAGGCGCCGGCCGCCGGCGGGAAAAGGTTGTTGATATCAAGTTGATGGTAATAGCAAGATGAATGTATTTTGATATTTTTTCAATCTCATGTTGATATCAACTTGATTGGGAGATACAATCAACCCATCGCAACCGAACCGAAAGGGAATCATGTGCATCGTGCCTACCGCGTATGTCCGCATCACGCCGCTGCATCCGACAGTAGCGGCCGAGTTTGAGATCCGGCGCTCAGTCCTCGCTGACGAGCCGAACCCGTTTGTATGGGTGCGCGGCGTCGCGGCCGGCCAAGCCGACACGCTGCCCGAATGCGAGAAAGCGGCCCTGGCCTACCTGCGCTCGCTGCCGGCGACGCCGCGCCTGGCCCAGCTGGCCGCCCTGCTTCACAGCTAAACAACCCCCTCGCCTGGTGGCGAAAAAACACATTGGAAAACAAATGAACATGACCGACTGGAAAGAAATGATTGAGAAAACCCGCGCCGCGATCACCGGCTATGAACTGGCCCTCGAGGGCCTGGCCGACGCCACGCTGCTGCAGCCGTACGTGATCTGCTGCCAGGGCTTGTCGCTGGCGTTTGACCTGGTAGAGGTCGAACCGCTCAACCCGCGGCCGGTGCCGCCCCAGCTGGCGACGCGCTTTACCTGGGGCGTAGCTGAGCGGATCGCGCGCCAGGTGCGCAACGGGAACCAGGTGCAGGGCGAGGTGGTGCATGTACGCGACGCGATCGCGGCCGCCTTGGAAAGCCAGCGGGAGCTGCTGGCCCTCTTGCTCGAGCAGTCGTAACAGTCGGCCAATGTCACCATTCACTTGATATCAAGTGAATGGTAAAATCCAATCAAGTCAGCATTAACTTACTAGGGAATCAATATGACGATCTATGCAGTAGCAGCGAAAAAGGGCGGTGTCGGCAAGTCGACCACGGCTGTGCAATTGGCCACCGGGCTTGCACTCAAGGGGCGGCGGGTGTGGGCCGTCGACGGTGACTCGGATCAGACTTCCATGCTGCTGGCCCTCACGGTCAGGGCGAACAACGATTTCCCAGGGATCGCGGCGTGCGAGCTTTCGGACGGTCCGACGATGCGGCAGCAGGTCAAGCTGCAGGCCGGTTTGTACGATGACGTGGTGATCGACGTAGGCGCCAAGGACAACGGCGCGCTGCGCGCTGCGCTCACGGTCTGCGACGTCCTGGTGATCCCCTTCGTGCCGCGCACCTTCGACGTGTGGGCCTTTGAGAACATGGACAACCTGGTGCGCGAGATTCAGGCCATGCGCGATTTCAAGGTCATCGCCTTCCTGAACAAGGCCGATCCACCGCACCAGGATGCGGACAACAAACAGGCGATCGCGGACGTGGTGGCCTATGGGTATGAGGTCGCGCCGATGGCCCTCGGCGATCGCAAGGCCTTGTCCCATGCCAGCGCGCGCGGCCTGAACGTCAGCGAATTCAAGACGGCCGACGCCCAGCTGCGCGGCGAGGTCGCGGCCTTGCTCGAGTACATTACAGCGCCCGAGTCGATCCCATCAGCTTAACGGCAGGTTGATATCAACCCGCCATCAGGAAAATATTAAGGAGGTATCAACATGAATGGAAACAGCAAAATCGTGGGCAAGCCAGCGCTGCCGGGTCGCCAGCCGAGCGAGGCCGATCTGGATCAGTTCGTCAAGGGCGCGCCCGATGTGCGGCCGGCTGCAGCAGCGCCGGCGCCGGCGGCGGCCTCTGCGCCTGCAGCTGCGGATCCTGTTCCGGCGATCGCACGCCGTGGCCGCAAGGAACCCATCAGCTTGACCCTGCAGGCCGATATGATCGCCAAGTTGGACAGTGCTCGAGCACGTATGGGCGGCCTCAGCCGGCCGGCCTTCATCGCCCTGGCCGTCACGAAGTTTATCGAACAGAACGGTGGATAAAAAAACGGCCGCCCGAGGGCGGCCAAAGCGTGCTACAGCCGCCCTATGAACGGCTGTTCGGGAGCCACCAGGCGCTCCTGGTGACGTATTCGGTAAGAGGGGAGGGCCGCGCAAGGCGGCCCGCGTATTATCCCCAAAAACTGCAGCTGCGCGTCTGCCGCACTGCAATAAATTTCCTTCCTGGTTGGCGCGCGGTCCCGCGTTACTCTTTCGTTGACCATCCTACGGACAGCCCGAACTTGTTCAGCTCGTCGATCGACACGGCCGACAGGTGCCGGATGCGCTTCATCAGGATGGTGCGCTCGATCTCGGTGTCCGTCTTCATCAGCACGCCGGCCGTCAGCATTTGACGCTTGAACACGCCGGCCGTTTTCACCGGGAGGGAATTCCACTTTTCGCGCAGGCTCGGCGAGGTGGAGATGTGGTCCATGATGTGTTCCGGCCGCACCAGCAGGCACGGTTTATTCTCGATGTGGTCGAATTTGTATGGGTGCTTGAAGTGGCCGGCGTCGATTTCCGACAGGGCCGTTTCCATGATCCAGACCCACGGCGAGCGGTCGCTGCTGGTTTCCTTGATGTGCTCGTTCATTTCAGACAGGAGGTCGGAGCCGAACCCGCCCTCGGTGTAATCGAGGCCGGCGAACTCGGCCAGGTATCGCCAGGCCAGGAGCACGGCCGCGTAGTTGCTGGCCATCCGTTTTGCGCCGGTGTCGTCGCCGCCGGCGCGGCTGTTCTTGAGGCAGTAGTCGCGCAGCTCGTTGTACTTCTCGATCACGCTCGCGCGGTCGAGCTTGGTCAGGAACTCGAGCCACTGGCGCACCGGGAAGTGCGGCAGGCTGTCGTCCATGAAGCCGTTCGCCTTGCTGGTCAGGTCGGTGCGAACCACTTTGCCGGTCAGGCTTTTTACGGGCACGTCCTCGCCGGCGAGCATCACCGGGGCGCACAGCAGGAACTCGGTCATTTCCGAGCCGCGCTTGGTGGTCGTGTACTGGTAGGACTCCTGCAGGATCGCCACCGCCTTGTCGATCACGTCAGTGCGGCGGGCGCTCAATTCTTCCCAGCCGATCGGGTGGCTGGTGTAGCTGATGCTGGTCATCAGCCGGAAGTCGGTCGACAGGCTTTGGCCCGAGTACATTTTGAAAGCCAGGGAGCGCTCGAGGCGCTTAATCAGGGTGGACTTGCCGGCGCCCTTGTCGGCCTGCATGGTGATGTGAGGCCAGAAGCCGAGGAAGGCCTTCATGTGGCCGCCGAGTGCCCACACAAGCGGGATCGCGGCCGCGTTGCTCTTGTACGTGTCCTGGTAGGCCTTGATGACCTTGCGGGCGTTGGCAGCTGGGCCAGATGGGAAGGTCAGGTTGTAGTACGGGCACTGCTTTTCGGCCTCCGTGAAATAACAGTCGGGGCCTTCGTTGACGGCCAGCTTGCCGTCGATCCAGGCCAGGCCGACGAAGTTCGCCGCGGTGCGCGCGCCCAGGTCGGCGGTGCGTTCCAGGATGTTGACCATGCGCGAGAACTCGGCCGGCTTCCAGATGGGGCCGAACTTGGTCCACTGGTTCGCGTTGTGCAGCTGGTCGTCCATCAGCACTTTGCGGGTCAGCTTGGCGCCGTGGCGCGCGGTTTGGACGGTCACGGAAAAATAGACGGTCGGGGAGTGGTCCCGATCGCCGGTCATGGTGGCGGTTGCACTGGCGACGGAAACCCGGCTCAGGGAGGCAATGCGGAAACCGCACAGGTCCGAGTAGATCGGGGTAGCGTCGCCGGTTTCGCTGTTCTCGCTCATTCGGGCGACGTACTTCGTAAAGTCCAGGTGCGGCCGGAATTTCCAGTATTGGGCATAGTCGTGCGCCGGCAGGTAGACACGCGGCCGGCCCTTCCTCGAGGCGTCGCCAGGCATGCCGGCGATCAGCCAGGATTCGTAGTTTTCCAGGGCGTTGGCCAGGTCTTGAGGGCCGAGCGCCTGCAGGTAGTCGTTCACGTCATTGATCGGCTTCTCGGCCTGGCCGGCGCCGGCCGGGTCGATCCAGTCGGCCTGGTCGACCAGCACTGCGCTGATGTTGAGGGCGGTCAGGCGCTCGTAAAGGATCCACGCTGTCTCCGGACCTGGGCGGCGGCCGGCGAGCTTATGACCATCGGGGAAGGGCGCGTCGTTGTCCATGCAAATGACAACCTGCTTATCGCGGAGGAAAGCCAGGTCCAGGGTCGAAGCGTTCGACAGGCCGCGGATTGCGATTGCGGCCGTGCGCGGCAGC